GCATCACCCTTTTGGTCAGCCAGTGCAGGTCTAAGTATCTGCTCCCAAACCTCTGGCTTCATGTCAGCGTACTCATCCATAACTAGGAACTTAAGACTGACACCACGCATGGTCTCTGGTCTATCCGCACCTTTGAGTGCTATGGTTGCACCGTTGACTAACTTTATCTGTAAATTATTAACATGACTAGATGCGACTACAGGATGTCCTATCTCTAGTAGGACTTGCCACATAATGTCCCTAGCCTGACCCTGAGTAGGTGCAACGTAAAAGACATGACCCTTCTCAGTTTGTAACGCCCTGATGATTAACATCCAAGCGGCTAACCTACTTTTGCCTGTACGTCTACCTGCGGCTATGACCTTAAATCTAGTCTCATCTTCGAATACAGTTTGTTGCCACGGTAGTAACGAAACATTTAGTTCCGTCATTTAATATGTCCACATCACAAAAGGGGTTGTATCGTCAGGATTGCGGATGTCAACATGGACGAAACTACGAGCAACTCCCACACCTGTGAATCCAAGCGCGATAGCCTTCTCAACGATTTTAAAACGCTGTACACCGTTGTTGACTTTGATATCCGCGGCAATGCCTTGTGCATGGGTTCCTGCTTTAGTTTTCTTTGCTTCGATTGGGTGGCTAGGGTCTCTGTACCCCGATGTAATTACAAATGGGAAACCACAGGCTTCCCGTAGTTCATCTAAACGCTCAATGAACTCGTCCTGAATCTCGTTGTTACCTGTGTACTGACAAGCGAACTCGTCTCGATTAAAGTACTTAGCCATCTATGACTTCCCCTTCCGCATCTATGACATCTTCTTCCTGATTTGATACTACTGTAGTTTCCGTACCACCTACACCAGTAATATTGATTTGTATTGCTGACTTCCCTGCGCCTTTGACAACATCCTTTTCAAACGCCCCTACAGGTACTATCCTATCAACAATTAGTTTCCAAGCGGCTGACTGATGCTTATGGTCATCGTTAAGTGCCGCATCGAATATTGACTCTAACACTTTCCTTGACTTAGGTGAGGTCAACATCCTACTCTTGTATTCGTTGATTATAGCCGCATCACCTTTAGGTCTGCCTCTGGATAAACCAGTCTGACCTCTCTTTCTTGACACCACATCTGATTTCCGTGGTCTGCCCCTCCTTTTCGGAGTACTCGTTTGGTCGTCCATTGGACTCTCCTTAAGTTATCTTAAGTATCCTTAGGCTAACCTTTATTATTTAACATTAATGATTAATCTTTAAAGTATAATAACTAAGGCTACTTAAGTATACTTAAGGCTCTAAACAATGTCGTAATTATATCCATATTATAGCATACTTTAAGACAAAAGTCAAGCATTATTTAGACACGCCTTAAAGTTTTTTAGTTCCATAACTAATAGTTATTAATGTGTCCCTTTGTATGTATATTTGTCATACTTAAGTACCCCGAAGAAATACGTTAGTAAACAAACACTTAGGGTATTACTTATGGTTATACCTTTTTTCTAATTTATGTCTTTTTTGTATACGGGAGGTAACTACAGAATAAACAAGGCTCGCACGCGCCCCCCCGCCCCCGCGAATGTTAGCCATACGGAATCCTTGAGGCTGTCCAAAGGGCGGGGTGTGAGTATGCCAGAGGATACCCACAGGCACACACAGGCACACACAGGCACACACGCGCACACGTTACGCACACACACACGCATAGCCACACGCGCACGCATCGCGAGGGATTCCAAAATAGCCAGAAAATAATTTTAGGCTGTAGACCAGTCACCAAGCGGTAGTGACCCGATTCATTGTTTTGGTCACTCACTTTTGTGGACTGTGTTTCAGTGGTTCTGTAATCTGGCAACCAATCGCTAGGAACAACGGCTGATTTGGGAGCAATACTTAGTGTCTACACCGCGCCATAGGAGTGGTAGTTAGATAGACACCGAAAATCTACCGCCTAGCGACCTCAACCATAGCGTTGGACTTTTGCACTGTATGCCTATGGCTTAGTGTATTAGAAAAACTTACTAGGTTGAGCGAATAACCAAACGGGTTAATATGGGTTAACTGTTGAGGTGAGGGTTTAATGATGGCGTAGGTCATCGCCTCTTAGAGGTACTGGTTTAAACGAGACGACTAACCGCTAACGTATTAACTTGCAAGGTTGTTCACCATAGGCAATTGCGGTTGTTTATGGTGAATAACTTTAATGGTGATTTTATGAAACATTACAAACATAGCTATGCAGAACTGGCTAAAATTGGTCGCAGGTACTACGGTGACACAAACTTTTGCTCAGTGTTAGCGGTTGCGGTTGTCGCAGATATTTCATACGGTAAGGCTTTCCATGCTTACAAGCGTGAGGGCAGACGTACCCGAACAGGTACTCACAAAATAACGCAACATCTGGTCTTGAAACAGTTTAAATTGAAATCAGAACGCGATTACGACAAGACAGCTATTTACTCAGGCAAGACACTTAACAACGTCTTGACGGCTTGCAAGCGGTGGTCTGGTAGATACTTGGTATATGTTCGAGGTCATGTACTGGCGGTTCGTGATGGTGTATGCGAGGATTGGACAGCTGAGGGCTCAAGACGTAGAGTAATTGCAATATACAAGGTGAGTTAATATATCAAGCCCTCTTGAGGTGAGAGGGTTTTATTATATTAATTAAACTTTAAGAGGTAACAAAATGACTAAGACAGATTATGAAATTGAAAAAGAAGCATTCTTTGAACAAAGAGACCGCGAGCTAAAGCAAGGCAGGGAGAAGATGACGTTTACCCTACGCGGTAATAATCGAGACTTCTACGCTTGGCAGTGTGTCAAGTTTGAAAACAACGTAGCGCACTACGGGTTCGACCATGTAGCAACGCGGGAGCGTATACTGGAAGAGGGTTTGGTATTCAATAAGCACAGCATCACGCTTGGGCATCAGTATGGTTATGACCTCAAGAACTTTAACAGTAAGGAAGAAATGCTTGGGTTTGTCATAGGCTACAACGAAGCCATTAACAACCTTGAGCATGACAACCGAATCAAAAGCCCATCATAGGAGTAAGCACCACAGAACGCCCTAGATTCCCCTGTAAGGCGTTATCTAGTGTTTAGTAGTAGGTAACTATAGGTTAGCCAGTAAATGGCTTAAAACTAAATTTAAGAGGTATTTATGAATTATACAGCAGAAAGATATTTAGCGTTAAAACAGTTTGAACGGGAGCAGAAACGCGATAAGATACGCGCAGTGCTTTGGAACGTGTCAATCACTAGCATTTATGCAATGGTGGTGATTCAAGTGATGAGAGGGTTTTTATAATGACTAGCGAAGATTACAGAGGGTTGAAAGTAAGTAGAAAAGAGGCGCAGTTAGAGATAGAAAAGCATGGATTATTGTTTGCTGATTTTGTTGCTGACTGTGGGTATAAAGAGGTTTACATTAGCGATGAGGTGTTGAATTGGCTAGGTTATTAAAGCTATGGCGTATATGGGCTAAGGCACTTGGCGATAAGTCAGGTGCTAATGACCGCGAGGCTGATTACATTGCCATTGTACGTAGTGTAATTGTAGGGTTGAATTTTATTACCTGTTTATTTATCATAGCAGGTGTAATACATAATTGGTAAACTATTAGAGGATTTTAAGATGAACAAAATTAATGTTGATATATTATTAGAAATTGCAGATTACTCACTGGCTACCTTTACTGGTGTCTCGGATACTGAAACGGTGGGAAGCGGTGAGCAGAGAACCTGTGCAGAGTACATATTGAACAAGTACGGAATAAAAGACTTGAATGCTGAGGAGTGGCAATTGTGTCTTGAAGCGGTTGGTACTGGTATCGATGATGCTCAAGAGGGTTGGGAAACTAGATGAGTAGACCACAATTAAGCCACCATGCTTGGCTTGAGGCTGAGAAGACGCAGGAAATACCAGTACCCTTGATAAGGTACGGGGATAAACAGGCAGTCGCTGATGAGTATCATGTAGAAACATGGGGAGCTGAAGATAATGGAGATAAGTATTCAGCTAATCTAGCTGTCATTGAAGACGGGAAAATAATTGACTACGTTTATGGGCATAGGTATACTGATGCTGATTTTATAGAGTGGACGCTTATACCTATGAAGCTGAGTGATTATTTAAGATTTTCAAGTTTTGATAAACAGGAGATAAAACAATGAGTAAAGATGCAATACACCAAGCACAGCTAGAGGATTTGGCTGAGAAAACTTACACGATGCAACAATACTTTCAGGAGTTTACAGATATGGAACGCGGAGAGTACGACGGCATTCATGGATTCCACCCCGACCAAGATGGTAACGAAGCATACCAAGAGGGATACAGGTCAGGTTACGAATATGCACAACGAATAGGAGCAGAGCAAAATGGGTAGAGAATATTGCAGGATAGACGATGACCCTAGTTACGATTACAGTGACTATGACGAAGGTAAGGGCTATTACAAACCTTATGATGACAATGATGATTATGATGATGATGAGGTAGAGCAAGATGATTAGTACACAGATATTCAACAGACTGTTAACGATTGAATTACGTAATGGCGTAGGGTTAGACTTAGAGTTTGTTGATAGTAAACCAGTGTGGACATACAACCACTTGACTGAGGAACACAGCACGATGCCCTTTGAGGGCGTAGTGTTGCTAATACCCTTTATGTCAATAACCTACGGAAGACCGTACAAGGAGATTGAAAGTGAGTAGATGTAAAGCCTGTGATGTTATATTAACTGAGGCTGAACTTAGGAAGCGTGACAGAGTGACAGACGAGTTCTTAGATTTATGCTCGGAGTGTCATTCTGTATCAGACGAGGCAATAGAAGATAACTGGTCAACGGCTGAAGAACGTGATATAATTAGGAGTAATAATTAAAATTTATAGGAGGTTGCAAACGGCAAACAAACGTGATATAATATACTTAGGTACTTTAGTTTATAACCTTTAAAGATATATTCTAAAGTATCCTAAGGTAATCTTTAATTAATTATATGAAGGTAAATTACTATGGCAGTATTAGAAGGAAACGTAGCGTTCGCTAACCTTGACGAACACGAAGAATATCAAGGTCAATCAACGGGCAAGTATTCACTAGTCCTATCGCTAGAACCTGCTGACGCAGATAAACTAGCCAATCAGGGTGTCAAACTACGCGAGTACGAAGGAACGGCACAGCGTAAGTTTAGCACTAAGTACGAAGTACCTATGTACGATGCAGATGGTAACGACTTTACTGGTCGTCTGACGCGGGGTTCAAAGGTACGAGTACAATACGCTGAGGGCAAACCTCACCCTGTACATGGAACGTCAACCTACTTGTCAAAGGTAAAGGTATTAGAGTTAGCAGAACCATCTGACGGTGGCGGTGATTTCTAATGTCAAATGACTCTCACTTTGTTAGACATGAGCCGTGCCCATCGTGCGGTTCAAAGAATAACTTAGCGAGGTACTCCGATGGGCATGCCGTCTGTTTTACAGGCGG